CTAATTCTGAAATAGGTGGTCATTAGTTTTTGTGATGTAAGTTCCAATACTGCTTTTTGTAAATATCCAGGAAGAGCAAATTCTCTATCTAAAGGATTTTTACACCACTCCTCATCAGTAACATTATCTCCACATCCACATTCAGGATATCTGATTTTATTTGGGATATCTTCCTCAAAGAATGCTACAAGTCTTACTGCTTCCAGCATAGGATTTGTAACATAGAGATAATCATCTGAGATCCAAAAATATTCTTCTTGTTTGATAACAGGAAGTTTTAATAGGTTTAGATATCTATTAATACTAATCTCTTTGATCTTTTTACCTTTTCCACCCATAGCATTTATAGCATAGACACCCTGGATAACGTATTGATAGTTTCCTTCAGCAATACGAGGAATTTTAAATTTAGTTCTTGCTATTGTACATTCATCTGAATAATTACAACATTCAGAAATAGGAACCTGTATTAATTCCAGACATGAGATGGTTGTAAATAAACTATCTGTAGCCCAGAGTTTTCTAAGATTAGTTTCTCTCTTGACCAGATGAAGTGTACTCTGTCTAATTTCTGATAATATTGCACGATCAGTTATTAGATTGTCACTACTTAACATTTTATGGAGACTCCTAATACTACTTACTAATTCTCTTGCTGTTGCCATTATCTGTGAAATTTTAGTAAAGGTATATTTCTTTTTTATCTTTTCAAACTCCTATAAAAAACCCCTCAAGAATTCCTTGAGGGGTTTAATGATATAGAGTTTATAAATTAAATAGGATAATCAAGTATCAACGGTGATGTAAAGTACATTGTGCCTGTCCAGCTACTTCCGTTATTCGTACTAAATCTCATAGCAAATGTTTGACCACTTACATTAGGTGAGAATAAAGAACTCGATAAACCAGTATGATTAACTACAGAATGTGCAAATGATGATGAACTATTTAAAATGATCCATGATGTTGCATTTGTAACATTCATCACTTGTGTGATAGTATTAAAGTTACTACCTGTACCATTTAGAATGTCAAAATCAAAATGGAGTTTGTCTGTAATAACAGGATCAATTGTAAGAGCATTTAATCTCATAATTACATCATCTGGTATGAATGTAGTAGTAGAGGTAGTAGTTGATGAACTGGTACTAGAGGTTGATGATGTTGTAGAACTACTGGTAGTAGTACTGGTACTAGTAGAAGTACTGGTACTTGTGGTAGTACTTGTTGTAGTTCCTATAGGTACAATGATATCGTTTGTACATACTCCTATAGATACTATCTTGATGAAGAGTGCATCATCTGGTACTCCTCCAAAGTTATTTCCTGCTAGTAATGTACTAAGAGGTACTGTAGTAATAAAAGGAGAAAGATATCCATCTGAATCTGAATATAGATCAAAAGGACCTGTATCTGCTCCTGCTGTTGTTAATTGTATGAATACTATCATGTTGTTATTATTGTTACTGTATTATTATCTATTAAATATTGTATATCTCCATCAGGAGCTCCTAAATTACAGGTCATTAATGCTGATGGAATAGTAAGTGTAATTGTCTGTCCTGAAATACCATAAAAGTCATCGTTATTATCAACAGTTGTACCTAATGATATACAACTAGGTATAGTAATAGATTCAAGACTTATACAACCTCCAAAACAACCATCGCCAATAGTTATACATTCTAATAGACTAACATCTACTAAGTTTACACAACCATTGAATCCATAATCTCCAATTGCTGTACATACAGGTAAACTAATATCAGACAAATTTGTGCAACCAATAAAACTAGCAGGACCTGCAGTTATTAAAGAAGGTAGACTAATAGATGTCAGACTTGTGCACATAGTAAATAAATTATCAGTTGCAGTTATTAATGCTGGTAGATTAGCATCTGTTAAATTTGTGCAACCATAAAAACAAGCTGGTCCTGTTGTTATACACGATGGCATATCAACAGATATTATACTTGTACATGCTATGAAACAATCAAACATTGTTGTTATGATACAACCTTCATCTTGAATAGATATTAAATGATGATTACCATTAAAAATAGAGTCTCTTAAATTAATGTTAATACCTCCAGTTAATGTTACTATATTCTCTTCTACATCAATTGTAACAGTACTAAATGGAATACCACTTATAGGTAAATTAAAGAATGTATTCCAATTAGAAACGGAATTTATATCTACAACAGGAACATTAACTATATCATCCCAAGTTAACCTTAATTCTAGAGAAATTGCTGTAGTAGTGGTAGTTGTTGTTGTAGAAGGTAGTATAGTAGTTGTAGATGTTGTTGTAGTGGATGTAAGATTATATAATTGATTAATTAAATCACAAATCTGTACATCTATTTTTTGTAAAGCTATTGTAATATCATCACATGTACGTATTCCTGTACATGGAAGATTTGGACCATCATATATAATCCTGGTTGACTCAATAGGTTTTGCTGTACAGCAATTCCCATCTTCGTCACCTTCTTCTTTTGGACGAGCAAAATGTTTAAAGAATTTATAATCTTTCATTATTCAATTATTTTATTCGATTCTAAAGATTTTTTATTTAATCTTTCTCTATTTGTCTCTCTCCAAATTTTTTCTTTTTCAGATATAATTCTTTTATACTTAATCTCTGTAACTAATTGATCCATAATCAGATAGGTATATATATAATGTAATAACAGCCAAGACTAGGTTGAATGTTATTATGAGCTAATCCTCCACCAGAGTTTGCAATAGTTGTTCCAACTGTCATACCTACTGTTACAGCATTTGTAAGACCTAATGTTGCTGTTAAAACAACTCCTCTAAGAGTATAATCAGTACTACCAGATCCTAAATGTTCAGCTCTAAGAGTATTTGTAGGTGTTAATGTAGCATCAGTACCAGTGGCAGATCCTACAGTAAAATGTGAATGAGGATCTACTGCAGGAGTTGATGTAGCAGTATGACTATGCACAGGCATTTCAGATGGAGCTAATGTAATTGTATTAGCACCATTTTTAGTCTTTAACACATAGATAGGAGAAACTACAGCAGGATCTAAAGGAATAGTTCCAAACATGTTTGTCACACCTACGCCCACTCTACCTCTTTTATCAGGAGTAGAGTTATCACCATTGCATAGATAGATTTGTTCCCATACACCATGACCAGCTCCTGTAGCATCAAAGTAATCAGCAGCTGTTGGATAGTTAGTTAAAGGACCATAGTATTCTACAGCAGTATAAGGAAGCATTTTTAGATACATCTTGTCTGTTGTAGGAGCTATAGTATTTAGATAGTTTTGAATTTGTGCGTTTAATTCTATTCCTATAGATGCATAATTTGTGGAGAGTTCTAAAGCAAGTGCTCTTATATTTGAATCAAGTTGACAAACTAGCTGAATTACTGCTTGTAGTATAGCATGAGTTCCTGCATTAGGTTCTATATCTAAACAATCTGTAGTGTAATCATCTTCAAGTTCTTCAAATTTATCTTCAATTATAACAACTCTTTCATCAAGATTACAAGCAGTTTTAATTAAAGCTATCAAGAAATCATTAAGAGAAAAGTCTTTGCAATCAGGAAGAAAACTAGAAAATAATGGGCATCCTATACCAGAAGAACTTCCAGTATTTATATTTGGGATAATTCCTGAACCATCTAATGCAGAGGTTAGAAATCCTATGATAGCTTGTTCTACATATGATAGAGAATCACCAGTTTGAATACCTAAAAGAGGAATAGGAATTCCTGTATATTTTACACATTTGTCAGAAGTAATTTCTGGACATCCATTGAAGCAATCTGAACAGGCCATAATTATTTAAATTTTAAAAGTTTGACTCGACTAGCAATTTGATTTACTGTATAATGTTCAGCATATTCAGGATTACAGAATTTGTATGTTAGAATTCTTTGATAGTTCAATAAATCTAACATAGCAGTTCCATTTATAGGTTGATTAAGAGAGAACACAGTATCATTGTAAAGATTCTTTGACATCTTAAATATTGCACATTCAATATCTGCCAATAGAGCAGGAATAAGAGAACACTCTTTACAATCTGTAAGTCTTGGAGTTAACATGATATTTAAGGTTTAGCTAATGAAGCAGCATAACAAGATGGACATAGACCATTGTGTAAATGACATCCACATCCAACATCAACATTACACTTCTTACAACGAGCAAATAATATGTATCTTCTTACCATGATCTTATCTATGATTACATCCACAGTTATTAGCAATGAAATGATTCAGCATTTTATATGCTGTCTCATAAAGTTTATTGGATTCTATCACTGCACAATTATTAGCTGCAGCAATTGATCCCTGAATGAAAAAGTAGACAGTATTTAAATCTACTTTTGCTTGATACTTGATAGCCTTATCACATTCCATCATATCCAGTTTCATAAATACTTCATCAAATCTTTCCTGGAGTCTATCTACTCGCATAATAGATTTTTCTACAAAATAAAGATAGGCTGGAGTAACTGTATATTTTAAATAGTATACACCATCAGGAATAGGAAGAATAGGTTCTCCTATCTCAGTAATACCTAATGTAGTAGAATTGAATATATTAAGTTCATCTACAACAAAAGGTAGAGATACTGTATCAAATCCTGGAGGAGTAATAGCAATAGTAGGAGATGAAACAATAGGTGGATCATCAGGGTAAGTTGATGCATCTACTATTGCTAACGTAAATGTATTATACGTAGGAATAACAAGTATATTTAATTGAGGATCTGCCATATCATATAGTATTAAAAAAGAAAGGGAAAGGAGTTTTTCACCCTCTCCCTTTCTAATTATAGGATTGTCAATTGATTACGGTCTCAAGGAGGTAGTAGAAGTAGTTGTTGTGCTACTTGTACTAGTAGTGGTTGTAGTGGTAATACAAACATTATCATCTACAGCATTTCCAAGAGCAGCTTCCAGAATTGCTTCCAGATCAGTTTGTTCTTGACTTCCAGCAACAACAGCAATGATTACCATCTCATCAATTGGAATATAATCACCCCAATTGTATGTACTCTTATCAAGAGCATTAAACTTGATATAGAATGTGGTATAGGTTGCCCCACCAGTTACCCAAGATTCAAAGTTCTCGTTGTAACCATTCATTCTATACAGATGTTTCAGATAACCAGCCTGATAGCTGTAATAGTCTTTTTCCAGTTGAGCAATCTCATTTGAACTTCCTGTAAAATAGGAGGCACGTTGAGTAACAACAGCTTCAGCTACAATATTACAATTGTCAAATACAATGAAATCAGCTGTAGTAGCAGGTCCACTATATACGAATGTATAGAACCACATTCTGTCATATTCCCAAGGGAAGGCAGCAACATCACATGGCTGACCATATTTGGTAAGAGGCTTTCCTGAGATACGAAGAATCGTTCCACCTACATTTTGGAATGTGTAGAACTGATTTAAGTTAATATTATCAGGATTAATACCAGGAGCCTGAGTTTCCAGCTTAGCAATAAACTGATCAATCAGGGCACTAACATCAACAGTTGTACAAGGATCACCACCACATTCGCAACATGGAGCTACGACAGTTACTGAACGTGTAAAACCATTGAAATAGAGAGTGTCAAGATAACTTGAATGAGCACGTAATGTAAGGGTAACAATGTCACCACATTTTACATTCCAGCCATCTACATCTGTAATCTGAACTGCAGGAGTTCCACAACCAGTAACTTTGTACCATTCTGTAACATTAGTGTTACAGCCAGTTCCTGATGGACATCCTTTAATTTTATCAGAACGTTTTGTACCTTGCAGATAGGTGTTTGTACGACCTTGTGCAATATAGAAATAAGGAGAAGCAGCTACAGTACCTGAAGTTGCTACAGCATAGGTATTTAAAAATACCCCAAGCTTACCAGCCGTAAGATCTTGTGTAGATCCAGAACTAGCGATTGTAACGCCACTGGGAACTACGAACATTGTTGTTAAACTAAAATCAGCCATTTTGCTTAATTTTAAAAGGTTAAAGAATTATTCATTTGTTTGTATCCTCATCTGTGCACTTTGAACTGCTGAAATATTCTCAGTATACATTGCCAAACATTGAACTGTTAGATCTAATAGTTCGTCTTCTAAATAGTTTTTTAATTCACAATCTTGATTCTCAGAAGGATTTCCATCAAATTTTATATATCCAGTCTTATCAATATATTGTGGATATCTTACATAGGATAGATATAAAAATGTAGGTGTGAAAGTTCCATCTGTAAATATAGATATTTCATCTGAGGAAATGAAATTAAATGTCTCCTGATATTCAAAAGACGGTTTATAATTATCATTATTCAATACAAACTGGATATCTCCATGACTTGCAAGGTCCCTATTAATCCATATCTTACGATTTTTACATCTACCTTTATCTGCTACTACATAACTATCTACATAAAACATATAGGCAGGTGTAATAGTATTGAGGGAAGTTGTCCATTTATTTAGTTCAGGATTTGATAATGTAAGAGGAAGAGGATGATCTTCATACATCTCGATGAGTCTCTGAAGATCTTCATATCTCTTTTTAAATGCATCCAACCCCAATCCTGAAGGGGTAGGAGAACCATCTAGTTTTTGCTTGATGAGTTTAATCTGGGCCTCATTGAGAGCTAAGATCTTATCTTCAAGTTGAATCTGCTGATGAATATTAGTAGATAGCTTATTTAGTCTTTGATCAATCTTATATAATAAACTATCTACTGGTATCATGCTGCAGCTATTTTTTTAGATTTTAATTTACTTTCTAATATTAGCAAATCTTCCTGATGATCGTCATCAATTAAAAACTTAACTAATTCATCTTCGTCTTTTGCCACTTCATAATCTCCTTCATAGATTTTGCCATTAGGCTTTACTCTATATACAGAGTGTGAGATTGCTTGCTTTACCAAATCCTTAATATGGAGAAGATTTTCTTTCATGTCAGCAAATCTGTCA